GTCACGCCGAACGGGTAACCGGCGTGTTTCCCCGCGCGCCGGTTGCGCGCAGCATCCGTCGCATTTCCCCCGTTGCGACGGGTGCAATCCGCCTGGTGCCCGTCGGTGCGAAACACCGGCGGGCATCATCCGTTTGGATGGTGGCGGTCTCCGCCGCCACTATTGCTTCCCTTCCCCTTCCAGTCCGGTTCCCGCCCGTTCCTCGGTTACAACCACCGGGGAACGGGTTTTCCGTTTGCCCGGAATTGGTCCCTAAAAGGTTGACATGGTTATAGCCACGTGGCTACAATGATCGTGTGGACGGGAGACGGCCACAACGGCGAAGGGAACGGGACGATGGCACGCGAGATCAAGTCCAATCTAACGGGCGACCAGATGAAGGCAATCATTGACGCTGAACAGGCCAAGTACGACGCGATTGGCAACACCGAGGCGTACATGGCGCTTGCTCGCGTCTTGCGAGTAATTGCTGCTCAGGAAGTCGAAGCAAGCCTCATCGAGCGCAAGGCGTCGGTTGCGCGCAAGGCGCGCGCGACTGTTGCAATCAGCAACGCAGATATCTGGCCGCTAAAAGACTGCTAGGCACACCGGGCCGGGGAAACCCGGCCACACTTGTTTCAGGGGGATTGCAATGGAAGCACGAACGGCCAAGGTCCGGGCAACACTGGCACCGCGGATGGACCCGACGCGGTACACGCACTCGTACGTCGTCAACGCGGTCCCGCAGTACCGCGGGTTCACGGTCAACGAGCGCGAACGCAGCGTCACGCACCTCGGACTGATCACGTGGAACCAGGAGGATCGCGAGCGTCGCAACGACGCTGGTGGTCAGATCGTTCGACTGATCGAATGTGACGGGACGTACACGATCCGCATCGTGGGACCGACGACGGTGCGTGATTGGTCAGCCGCGAAACTCTCCAAGGCGCGGGCACACAACGGCGAATGGCGCGACGTGTGGACGGGCGCTGCGGCTGACGTCCATTTGATGGAGGCGGTGGCGCGGTTGCGCGCACTGCGTGACGCGATGCAAGAGGACGCCGACGCGTACAGGCGAGGCCTGTGAACGTCACGCGCGTGGTGATGTTCTCGGGCGGAATTGGGTCGTGGGCAGCGGCTAAACGCGTGGCCGACGAACACGGGACGGAACATTTGATTCTGCTGTTTGCGGATGTCAAGGGCAATAACACCAGCGAACATGTTGGTGAGGATGCCGATACGTATCGGTTTATCGCGGAATCCGCTAGGAACGTCGGGGGCACGCTGGTAACAGTCCGGGATGGCCGGGATATCTGGCAAGTTTTCCGTGATCGACGATGGCTGGGTAACTCTCAGTTGGCGTCATGTTCAACTGAACTCAAAGTCAAGCCATCCCGCCAATGGCTGCTGGACAACTGCGACCCGTTGCAGACGATTGTGTACCTCGGCATCGACTGGTCAGAGGCGCATCGAATTCCGGGCGCAATCAAGCGCAACGAACCATATGCCGTGGAATTTCCCTTGAACGCAAAGCCATACCTGGAAAAGCACGAATTGCTTGCGTGGGCGCGTCGCGAAGGCTTAGTGACCCCACGTCTCTACGATCTTGGATTCGCTCACAACAACTGCGGTGGCGGGTGCGTCCGCGCCGGTCAAGGGCACTTCCGGCTGCTACTGCGAACGATGCCCGAACGGTTTGCGGAATGGGAAAAGCGTGAGTCTGATATGGCGGCTTTTTTGGGGAAGGACGTAGCCATCTTGAAGGAGCAAAGCGGCGGACAATCAACATCGTTGACGTTGCAAACCTTGCGTTTGCGGGCGGAATTGCAACCATCGTTGATTGATGACGCCGACATCGGCGGGTGCGGATGTTTTGTGGATGAGGAGGAACGATGAGCGTCACCGACCCGGAATACGACGGGGAGATCGTGACGCTCGGTATCCGGATCTTCGAAGGCGTGGCGGACGATCTGCCACGCTGGCAACCGTGGATCGCAGGCGAGACGGCGCACTGCGTCGCGTCGCTGTACCGCGACGGTGCGAACCACGTCAGGCCGACGAGCGTGACTCAAGGGTCGACGCGAGGCGTGTGGGAAATCATCCTGCGCGACGGACGGTACGCCGTGGTGCCGTGGGGCGGTGGACGTGACGCGGAAGTGGATCTCGGGACGGATCGCGCGGTGGCGCTGGCGCACCTCGAGGAGCGCCTGGCGGCGTTGACGGCGACGGAACCAAAGGGACAGATGGAGTTGGGACTGTGACGCTGAAGGCGCCGTTTCCCTATTTTGGGGGCAAGCACCGCGCTGCGCCGATGATCTGGCAGGCACTCGGTGATCCGGGCGGGTACGTGGAACCGTTCGCGGGATCAGCCGCGGTACTGCTGGCGCGTCCGTCCGTCACCGGCGGTCGCGTGGAGACGCTCAACGATGCGGACGGGTGGCTGGTCAACACGTGGCGGTCCATCCAGTTGTCGCCGGACGCGGTTGCGGATGCCGCATCCGGGCCGGTGACCGAGATCGACTATCACGCACGTTTGGCGTGGCTCCAGGCGCGTCGCGACGCGGACCTTGTCGCGTGGCTTGAGGGTGATCCGCTGCATTACGATGCGCGGGCGGCCGGGTGGTGGCTGTACGTGTGCGCCTGCGGCATCGGAGACCCGTGGGGATCAGGACCGTGGCGCGTCGTTGACGGGCACCTCCGCAAGGTTGGCAACGCGGGAAAAGGCGTCAACCGTGGACTGCCACACCTCGGCAACGCGGGAAAAGGCGTCAACCGTGAACTGCCACACCTCGGCGACGGGGGAAAAGGCGTCAACCGTGAACTGCCACACCTCGGCGACGGGGGAAAAGGCATGCTGTCCGTGAACGTCACATCATTGCAAACGTACATGCAGGCGCTCTCGGCGAGGCTGGCATCGGTCCGCATCACGTGCGGGGATTGGAAGCGCGTCGTGACACCAAGCGCGGTGCGTGCCACGCGTGGCGGTGACGGGTCGGTGGGCATCCTGCTTGATCCGCCGTACGCGACGTCAGGCGACCTGTACGCGCACGTCGATGCGGACGTGTCCAACGCGGTGCGGAAGTGGTGCCTGACGGCGGATGCGACCCTGCGCATCGTCCTGTGCGGCTTCGAGGAGGACCACGATGCGCTGCTGGCGCACGGCTGGCGCAAGGTGCAGGGGAAGGCGGGTGGCGGACCGGGATATAGCACTGATGTCAAGGCGCACAAGCGCGAGCGCCTGTGGCTATCACCAGCGTGCCTTGGGGCACAAATGGAGTTGGGACTGTGACAACATACAAATGGACGGTGCGTCGCTACGGCGCGCATCCGCGGAACCAAATCGCCAACGAGCACATGTTGGCGCTCGTGGAAGCGCCGGATTGGGAGACGGCGAAACGCGCGGTGCTGGACGCTCCAGGCGTGACGTTGTACGACGGGCAACGGCTGAAAGTGTCATTGGTGCGTCCTGATCGACCGGACCCGAGGCGGGTTGGACGCGCACTAAACGCCAACATGATGCGCGAGCGCTTGGTCGACGGGTACGACGCGTGGGTGATATCGCAGGGTCGGGTGCGCTTTTACGTGCTGCATGCGTATCAGCGCACCGGCGCGCACCGGCGCGAAACAGCGTTCGAGGCGGCCAACATCCAAGCCGCGAACAATGCCCGGTGGTTGCATCAGGAAACGGCGTGGATGTTGCGCCAGCGCGACACCGGCCGATTGATCTACGTTGTCGGTACCGGCGTGTGGCGCACGGTGACGGGCGATGGTCACGACTTTGCACGGTGGTTGTGTGGTCCGTACCGCAATGGCGTCAAGCCGGTGCTGGCGTGCCAAACACCCGAAAGCCACGGGACCGCGGGCTGGTGTCCGCTCCGTGACCGGTCGTACGACGCGGTGGCAATTGCCAGGCGCGTTGGTGAGGATCGCGTCAAAGTCATCGTCCTCGGACGCGGTGAGGCGTGGTACGACAACGACGCGCAACCCGCATCCGCGGTGGTTGCGATGCCGATCATCGACGCGATGGGACGGACGATTTCGAGCGGCCGGAAGTGGTAGCCAAGTTTCCAGATTGGTTCGCCAAACGCTTGACATGGCTATAGCCATGTGGCACAATAAGTGTGTCGGCGGGAGACGCGGACACGGCGAAGGGAACGGGACGATGCAGATGCGACGGGCATGCGGGCACACCGAGCAGGTCTACGGCGGAAATTACGACTACAAGCGCGAGGGTGCCCGCGTTTGCAAGCAGTGCTGGATCGCGCAGCAGGCGAACACGGTTACCGCCGACGCAGTCGAGATGCCGGTGCTCAAGGGGTCAGACAAGCAGGTCTCATGGGCGCGCAAGATCCGCGCCGAGTACGTCAGCAAGTGGGACGAGGTGGTCACACAGCGCGCTGGTGCTTCGGACGCCAGCCAGGTCGTGCGGTTTCGGCGTGCGATTGCCATGCTCCTTGAGGCGCGCACGGACGCGTCGTGGTGGATCGACAACCGCACCGTACCGGCCGGGCAGATGCTGGCGCCGGTGTTCGCAGCAGCGTAACGGACACGGGCCGGGGAAACCCGGCCACCAGCCAGCGAAGGGAACGAAACGATGACACGGACAGCAACCACACGACGCGATTTCGAGGCGATCTTGCGTGACGGTATCGAGGGCGATGCCGATAAGGTCGAGGCGGTTATCGAGGAGTTAGTAAGCGAAACCGCGCGATACGAGGATGCCAACATGGAGGCACTCATTCACGAGGGTCAGACGCGCGTGATCGAATACATGGGCGTCGAGGATTGGCGCTGACACGCTGACAGGTCGAAACCACCGGGCCTGCGGGTCCGGTGGTCGGGCGGTAGGGCCGCTCCTGACGAGACCGCGAAAGGGGAACAGGTGGAGATCGAGGTAACGTACACACCGGCGCTCATCGGCGTCGGTCCCGAGGTCGGCGATGATGTCAACGCATCGTGCGACGCGTTCGAAATGCAGGTGCACATGGAGTTGTCCGCGCGCTATCCCGATGCGGACATCACGGTGACGCGGGATCACGGGCACTTGGCGGACCTATCCGTGGTCACGCACGGGGTCGTCGATGTGCCGAACGTCCTGACGGTGCGCTCGGCGGTGTGGTCGGACGTGTGGGACATGATCGGACCGTACGGGCGGTATCGCCGTCCCGTTCGCGGTGGCATCCTCCAGGCGTCGGTTGCGGTGGTTGTCGTGCGACCCGAGCGCAGGCCGGACGTGTTCACGATCCTTGTGGACGATGCCTCCGGCGACAGCGTGATCGAATGCGACGAGGATGAGGCCAGCGCCGTAATGCGCTCCGGGTTCGGGGTGATGGCATGAATGGAGACCTGATGGATGATGTGATCACCGAGGTATCCGTCACCGGCGCGGTGACGACGGACGGGCGCCTGCGGTTCCGATCACCGCTTGATGTCGAAGCGTGGGCGCACGGTCACTTGGTCGCTCGTTTGGCGTGGGAATACCTAATCGACGGTGATGACAATGGGGTCCCACGGGACACGGACGAGGCGCTTGAACGGGTGGAGGTCCGCTACATTCCGGAGGCGGTCCGGCGCACGATGCTCGGACGTCAGGCCGACGGGTACTACCTGACGTGGGCGGTGTACGGGCTGGATGACAAGCGACAAGTCGAGTTTCTTGACCGCGCGTGGCAGGAGTTGCTGGTGGCGATCACGCGGAGGGACGGGTGATGCCGGACTTTGCGAATGCCAGCGTCACGGTCGTGTGGCGCGGGTACGGCGATGATGTCAGGATCTCCGGCGAGACGATGAGGCAAGTCCGCCTGCTCGCTGGCATGTCGATGGAGACGCTAGCGCGGTTGTCGAACACGTCGTATGCCACCATCGTGCGCGCCGAGCGTGGTCGTGACGTCGCCGACGGCAAGCGCGAGGCACGGATGCGGAAGGAGTCGGTCGAACGGATCGCACAGGCGCTCGGGGTGGTCCCGGCGCTGTTGATCAGGCGCACGGAACGGAAGGCAAAGGGACGTGGGCGGAATAATGCAGATACGGGGCCGACCCTACGCGACGGTGGCGCACCGGGCGCAGCAGGCGCACGGGGAACACATCCGGCCGATGGGGATCGCGTCGACGGTGACGCGGTTCGTGACGATCGGTGAGTTCCAGATCGTCGTGGTGACGGTGCAATTTACCGACGGGCGCATCTTCGAAGGATCGTCCGAGGTGACCCGCGGTTCCGGTGGTGGCGCGCAGGCGTCCTCGCCGGTCGAGACCGCGGAAACGTCGGCGTACGGCAGGGCGCTTGCGATGGCCGGGTATTACGGGTCCGGTGACGGGCTGGCGGGATACGAGGAGGTGACGTACAGCGAGGCACGCACGACGGTGCGTCCGGTGCAACCACGGGCGGTGACGTCCGGGATGAATGGCGCGACGACGGTCGCGAATGATGGCGAGTTCTAAGGAGACCATGATGGCAATGCCACGACCACAACGCAGCGCGCTACCCAAGTTCCAACGGGTGGCTGGTGGCGGTGAGAAGCAAGACTACGAGATCACGCACCTGTGCGGACACACCGGCATCATCCAGGTGTTCGCCGGTTCCAATCCGGACAACAGCCGGTGGGTGCAGGCGCAGCGCGACCGGGACTGCCGGGACTGCTACACGGCAAAGATGGTGGAGTCGGATCAGGCGTCGGTCGATGCCGGAAAGCGCGTCGCGCTCGATGGTGGACCCAAGCAGGTGCCGTGGGCGCAAAGCGTCCGGCAGTCCCGCGCATCCGAGATGCGGACGTGGCTGGAGAGCGTCACGGCAGTCGGTGCCGGTGCCGTCAAGGCGGGACGGTTGACGCAGGCGGAATACGAGGTAGCAATTCAGGACGTGCGGTCTGCGTTCAGCGACCTGATGATGGGGGTCGAGTTCTCGGACGAGGACTACGACCACTCCGGCTATGCCAAGTGGTGGATCGACACGCGCAAGGAGCCGCTTGAGGCGGGGATTATCGCGAGGCTGTTGCCGGACCGGGACATCCTCGGCACCGGCGTGTTCACGCGCTTGTCCGAGGATGGCTGGACGCCGGTTGATGATGCGACGCTGTTGCCGGTTGAGGTGGAGGAGGAACCCGTGCAACGGACCGCCACGCCGTTGCCTGGCACCGCACCCGAGCCGTTCAACCCGCATGCGCGTGGCAAGGGTCGCCTGCCAGTCAAGGTGGTCGCCGGTCCGGCGGCGGGCCAGTGGGAACGCGAGGTTGTGGAACTGGATCTGGACGACAGTCCGTTCTGATCAACGGTCAGCGATACACGCGGTACGGCGGGTTGGTGCATGCCAACCCGCCGTATTGTCTATGGCGCGGTTTCATGCATCGTGGCTGGAACCGAAAGGGACGGGACAACATGCCGAGCGTCCGGATGATTGAGAATGTGCCGTGCGCATGGCCGAAGTGCGCGCGCAACGGCACTAAATGGTGCCCTGATGCCCGGTTCATCGCGTTTGCTGAGGATGAACATGCGGGCGCGTGGTTTTGCCGTGAGTGCTCATGGAAGCCCAAGCGTGACTTGGACGCATCGGCGTTCATCGTTCCAGCCACCATCGCATGGGATGCCTGGGCGGAGATCGAGGCAATGGAGAACGCCGTGGATGGTGAGGCATGACGACGATGACGCGGTATCCAACCGCCGAGGAACTGGCACGCAGCCTCGGCGGTCGACGGAATGCGAAGGGCTGGATGGCGAAATGTCCGGCGCATGAGGATCGTCACGCGTCGCTGTCGATTGCCGAGAGCAGCGATGGGACACGGGTGCTGTGGAAGTGCCATGCCAAATGCCCGCAGGATGATGTCAAGCGCGCGCTGATCGCGCGTGGCCTGTGGCCGGAGGACATGGCGACAATGGAACTGGTCCAACCAACTCGACCGGCGGTCAAGGCGGTGCCGAACCGCAAGGCGGTGGCAACGTACCAGTACCGCGATGCGGACGGAACCGTGGTGCACGAAACGCTGCGGTACGAGCCGAAGGACTTCCGGCAACGGGCGGTGTTGTCGAGCGGGGATTACGAATGGTCGCTAGCCAAGGTGTGGACGGTCCTGTACCGATTGCCGGAACTCCTGGCGTCGGACGGTCCGGTGTGGATCGTCGAGGGCGAGAAGGACGCGGACGCGCTGGCAGGCACGGGCGCGACCGTGACGACGGTGCCGATGGGTGCCGGGAAGTGGAAAACGCATTACGGCGACTGGCTGCGGGGTCGCGAGGTCCGCATCGTGCCGGACAACGACGATGCTGGACGGGCCGGGGCGCGCACGATTGCAAAGGCGCTGGCGGGGATCGCGTCATCCGTCGTCGTGGTGACGTTGCCGGTCACTGGCAAGGGCGCGGACGTCTCGGATTACCTCGCGGGCGGTGCGACCCTGCCGGACCTTGAGTCGCTCGTGACGGATGCGTCGGCAAGCGAGGCCATTGCGGTGGTTGATGATGTGCCCGATGCAACTGCGATTGACCACCAGCCACTGACCGATCTTGGCAACGCCGAGCGGTTGATCGCACGTCACGGGCTGAACCTTCGCTACGTGCACGCGTGGAAGTCATGGCTGCTTTGGGACGGCATGCGATGGCAGCGGGATGCGACGGGCGGGGTGATGCGGCTGGCCGCGGAGACGATCCGCGAACTCACGAACGTGGCATCCGCCGAACGATCACCGGAGATGCCATCCGCACGGCGGACAGCGCTTGTCAAGCACGCCGAACGATCAGAAAGTCGCCAACGGTTGGAGGCATGCCTGGCATTGGCGCAGAACCTGCCGGATGTTGGCATCCTGCCGGATGCGCTCGACAGGGACTGGTGGGCGCTCAACGTGGCTACAGGCACGGTGGACCTGCGTTCGTGCACGCTCGCACCACATCGGCGCGAGGACTACATCACGCGCATCGTGGCGTACAAGGGCAAGCCGTTGGCGTGGTTGCCTGGCGTTCGTCCACCGATCACGAAGTTCTATGCGTTCCTGACGCGGGTCCAGCCGGACGGGGCGACGCGCATCTTTATCCAGAAGGCACTGGGCTACTCGATCACCGGGAGCACGCGTGAACGTCGGCTATTCGTGGCGCACGGTGGTGGACGCAATGGCAAGACCACGCTGCTTGAATTGATACGGGACATCATCGGCGAAGGCTATTCACAGGTGTTGCCGTCGGACATCCTGATGGCAAAGAAGCACGCGTCCGGCGCGGGCGGCGCATCGCCGGACATCGCGTCGTTGCATGGAGCGCGGTTCGTCCTATGCGCCGAAACCGATCAAGGCGGGCGGCTGAATGAGGGCCGGGTCAAGTGGGTCACGGGTGATGACACCGTCCAGGCGCGCCGGTTGTACGAGGCACCGTTCACGTTCACGCCGTCGCACTCGATCTGGTTGACAACCAATCACCGGCCAACAGTCCGCGACGGTGGCGAGGCGCTGTGGGACCGGCTGATCCTGATACCGTTCGACGTGCGCATTCCGGACGACGAACAGGACAAGACGCTTCCCGAGGCGCTGCGCGCGGAGGCCGAGGGCATCCTTGCGTGGCTGATCGAGGGCGCGCACGGATGGCACCGTGACGGGCTGAACCCGCCGGGTAATGTGCTTGCCGCAACCGACTCTTACCGCGTTGATAACGACTGGTTCGCGGAGTTCCTTGACACCGCATGCGAGGTGCGTGACGGACTGCAAGTGCCAAGCGCCGATCTGCATCGCGCATATGCAGCGTGGGCGGCCGCATCATCGGAGCGTCCCTTGACGCCAACCGCTCTAGGCATACTCCTGCGGGAGCGCGGCTTCATCGCGGGCAAGGCGACGGGGGGCAAACGCGTGTGGACGGGCATCCGCCTGGCGCGAGACGTCATGGATGTTGACGGATGATCAACCCGCCACTAGCCGGAACGCTAACAGGTTGCGGTGGCGCGTTTTGGCAAAAATCGGGCGAAAACGAGCAAAGTTCCAACTTTTTTTTCTTCACGAAGGGGGTTTTACGAAAACGGGGTAAAAACGTGCCACTATCAACAAACCTGCCACTAAAGGGAAAGTGCATGGACATGGACGCGATGGACGATGCTGGAGGCCTGTTCAGGGAGATCGTGGCATTGTCCGGCGTTGCGAGGGACGTGCTTGTGACCAGTCATGGCACTGGCATCGGTGCGCAGACGGGTGTGCCTGTGCAATGGTGGATCATTCGCAAAACCAATAATGATGCGCCACGTGGCAAACCACGGCGTACCAGCCACACATGGTGGGCACTGTCCCAGTGTCTTGAGACCGGGGCGTTCGAGGATGCCGTGGCGGCCGATGTCGATCAGGCGCGGGCAAGGCTTGGAACACTCGTCAGGTGGCCGGTCGCGACTGCCAATTGACCGCAACCACTTGACAATACGTCCGTTTAAGAGGGTGGAACGGGGGATACAATGGCGGGATACTGGCTGGCGGTCGGGTTGGAAATGGCGATGCTGGGGATGCTCCTGGCTATCGCACTGTGGGCGCTGTTCGATGCGGACCGCTTACGCGGACTGTGGATCACGGAACGGGAGAGGCGTGTGACGGGATCACGCGAGTGCACCTGCGGGGCGTACCGCCGGTGCTGAACACGGATGTACGGGTGACGTTCGAGGTGCTCTACGAGGATCTCCAGGGTGAGGTCGCCGGACACGTGCAGCGCCTGATGAAGGGGCGCACCTTGGACAGCGCATCCGCCGAGGATTGCGTGCAAACGGTCTGGACGAAGGTGTGGGCAAACCTACCGACCGTGGAGCGCAGACCCGGTCATGGACGCCACGACGGGCTGCGCTCGTGGGTGCACACGATCACGCGCAACACCGTCCTCGACCTCGCCAACCGTGCGTCGTACCGGCGTCACGTCAGCCTGGCACCGGACGGGATGCTGGACCACGGAACCGTCAACGGGTCCGGCGACGCGGTCCGTACGGACCCGCACTTCGAGGCGTCACCGGCCACCGACCCGCATGCACGCGCGGTCGGTAACGAGGTCGCGTCAATCGTCAATGAGGCGCTCGGCATGATGACGGCGTACCAGGCACGATGTGTCCGGACGATGCTGGCAGGACTCAACAGCGTCGAGTCGGCGCAGCGCCAGGGCAAGACCGGCCGGGGCATCCGTCACGCGCTGTTCCGTGCGAGGCGGACATTCGAGGCGGTCGCGTCACAAAGGGGCTACGACTCATGCCATTGATTGACGGGTTTGGGTTGCCAGCACGCCTAATCGTGTGGATCAGGGCGCAACCGTGCGGTGTCACGATGCAGGTGGAGACCGAGGACGTCTTGCAGGAACTCCGGATCATCTACCCACCGCGTCCGGATCTCGGGTCGCCCGAGGAGTTGTGGGACGCCATCCGCCAGGCCGACGCGGAGGACGAGGAACTCGGCAACGCTAACCACTGGCGATCATTCGTGCTTGTCGCGTGGGCGTTCGAACCGGGCGACAGCGTCACGGGCGGCGTACCGCGGACAATCCGGTTCGTGTGCCCGCGGTCCACGTGGGAGGTGGCGCTGTGACAACACTGATCCTGCCGTACCCACCGACCGTCAACCACATGTACCGTCGGGCGCGGGGCCATCTGGCACTGACGCCGGAGGCGTTGGCATTCCGGCATGCGGTGCGGATGATCGCGATGGTGCAAGGCGTCACGCCGATCCTCGGACCCGTGGCGGTGTTCCTCGATGTGTACCGGCCACGCCGACGGGGAGACCTGGACAATATTTTGAAGGCGACCCTCGACGCGCTCCAGTCGCTGGCCTACCATGATGACCAGCAGGTCGAGCAGATCACCGCGCAGCGGTACGAGGACAAGCGCGCACCACGCGTCGAGGTCAGCGTGGTAGCGCTGTCGTGAGCGTGTGGCATGATTGGGACGACGTGGCAACGATCCGGTGCGCGCAATGCAATCACGTCCTTGGCGTCGTTGAGGCGTCCGGTGCCGTCGTGTCACGCGTGCGTGGTCGCGAGACGGTGATTGACCCGGCGGCAGCGATGGTCCGGGTGACATGCGAACGGTGCGGTCATGTGACCAACCGGCGCGCCAATGTCACGCGTCACGGACCAACCGACGTGGAGCGACGCTGATGGCAGTGGCACCGCGTCCGTTCTGTTTGGTCACGGGATGCCGAGGCAGGTCGGTGCCAGGCAGTCGCAAGTGCGGGACGCATCGGACCGCTCCGCCCGCCAAGGCGGTCGAACCTGTGTATCACACGGCCGAGTGGCATCGCGCCCGCGCTCGCACATTGCGTGATCATCCGTGGTGCGAGTGGTGCAATGCGACGACGCAACTGTCCGTTGATCACATCGTGCCGTTGTCCGCGGGCGGCGGTCATGAACAGGCCAATCTGCGCGTGCTTTGTCTCTCGTGCCACGGCAAACGGTCAGCCGAGCAGGCGCATGGCCGTCGCGACTGGGTGCGACCCGACGGAACGCGCGAGACGCGAATAGAGCGTCCAAGCATCGGTCGGACTATGCAAAACATGCAACAACAGGTCGAGGGGCCGGGGCGGGGGTCGCCATCGGGCACCCTGCCTTGTATCCCAGCGCCAACCTCGGAATGAATGCGTGGCCCCTAAGAGGCTGGCGATTATGAAGGACGCGGGATCAATCCACAAGTGCAGAGTTTGTGGAGCAGGACTGCATCGACCTGGGACGAGGGGTCCATGGCCTGTTGTATGCACCAACGCCGACTGCATCAGCGCGTCACGGAAGCGTGATTGGCAGTCGGAACCACGTCCGTGCATGGTTTGCGGAATCGGATTTATTCGCGGAGACCGTGGCGTAGCATCTTGGACTTGCAGTGATGAATGCAGGCATTTGCGATCCACAGAACGAAATAGTTTGCGCTCCCTAAAGGCAAAGGCCCGCGCATGGGAACAGTCTGGCGGCGATCCGCGAAGAAAATCCTGTGTCGTCTGCGGTGTTGAGTTTGGAGGCGTTGCCGCACCGTTGCATGACCGATGCGGTCAGTGTCGGCTGGCTGCAAAAACACACACCTGCGCCAGATGTGGAAACGAGTTTGTAAGAGGAAACAGTCCTAATGATGCGTCTAAGTATTGTTCGCATCAGTGCTATATACAAAGCAGACTCGTCGCAGCAAAACCGAAGCCAGAAGTTACCGAACAATTCTGCCGAGTTTGCGGCAAACCAATATCACCTTCGTCACCGGCCAGGTATTGCAGCAGGGATTGCCGACTGGCAAAACAGCGAATCGAGCACAAGCGACAACTTGCACAACGTCGTTGGTCATGTGGGCGATGCGGACGGACGTGGCTGGGACACAAAGCCACTTTTTGTGCAGAATGCCGCATTATTGCCAGTCAGGAAAATAAGCGAGCATCGCGCGCTCGTAGGAAAGCCATCAAACGCGGAGCCACTAGTGAAACGTTCGGTCGAAAGATCACTTTGGAACGACTCATCGAGCGTGACGGCATACGATGTGCGATATGCGGACGGAACACCGATGCTGACGCAAATCACCTGTCCGACGCCTATCCTTCAGTAGATCACATTGTCCCTTCTTCGCACGGTGGCGGACATTCGTGGACGAATGTCCGCGTGGCACATCGTGGCTGCAATTCAAGGCGACAGAATAATCCGAGTGGTGCAATTCAGACCGCCCTACCAATGATTATTGAGATACGCGGAGCATTCGGAACGATCATCATGACGCCAGTTGCGACCGAGAATAGGAAGAAGTAATGAGCGTCCGGGGCGTGCGAAAGACCGCACAATCGCGAGACCGCGACCGCACAAAACTGCGAATTGATGAGATCGTCGGATCAGAACCGCAGATGCCTCACGGATTGACGCCGAATGCCGAGCGCATCTGGGCGGAAACCGTCGCCTATTTGCGCGAGGATGGGCGGTTGCACGCGAACCAGGGTCCGATTATCGAACGCTTTGCGATCACGGTTGATCGCGCGAAGATGATTGACGCCGTCATTGAAGTCGAGGGTCTGATGATCGACGGCAAACCGCATCCGCTCCTGTCCACCAGCATCGCGCTTGCCGAGAAGATCAGGATGATGGCGCGGGAACTTGGAATGACCCCGGCGTCACGTTTGCCGACGCTGGTCCCGGCCGAGCGTCCGGAACTTGCGCCGGTGTCGCCAATCGAGGCGATGATGCGCCTGCGTGAGCGACGCGCGTGACATTCGCGGTCGACTTCATCGGGAACCTGCGTCAATCCAAGGGTCAATGGGCGGGGCAACCGCTGACACTCCTACCGTGGCAGTCCGCGATCATTGACCGGATATACGGCACGATCCGTCCGGATGGCACGCGTCAGTACCGCACCGCGTACGTCGAGGTTCCACGCAAGAACGGCAAGTCCACGCTCGCGGCCGGGATCGCGCTCTATTCACTTGTGGCCGACAACGAACCGGGCGCGGAGGTGTATCTGGCAGCCGTCGATCGTGACCAGGCGGCGATTGTGTTCGACGTCGTGCGCGAGATGGTCGCGCAGGAACCGCACCTGAAAAAACTCCTGAAGGTCGTACCGTCAACGCGCAGGATCATCCACAGCGCATCGAACTCTGTTTTGCGCGTGATTGCATCGGACGCAGGCGGGTCGCACGGATTCAATGCGAGTTGCATCATCGGCGATGAGGTCCACGCATGGCCGTCACGGGAACTCTGGGACGTCCTTTCGACCTCGACGGGTGCGCGTCGTCAACCCCTCATGATCGGCATCACGACGGCGGGGTTCGAATCCAATAGCCTTGGCGGGCAGTTGCACGAATATGCCGAGCGGGTTCGCGATGGCGTCGTGGATGATCCGTCGTTTTTGCCTGTCTTGTACGGGGCCGAACCAGACGAACCGTGGGATGATCCGGCGGTCTGGCGCAAGGCGAATCCATCACTCGGGCACACCGTGACCGAGGAGTATCTTGCAGGCGAATGCGCCAGGGCGAAGGCGGTTCCGGCGTATGAAAGTGCGTTCCGGCGGTTGCACCTGTGCCAATGGGTCAATCAGGAGACCCGCTACCTGCCGATGGAAGCGTGGTCCGATTGCGCGGGCGGCGTGACGTTTGCGGACCTTGAAAACGAACTTGACGGTGAAGTCTGCTACGGCGGGCTGGACCTATCCGCGACAACGGACATGACGGCGCTCGTCCTCGTGTTCCCGCGCGGTGGCGGGAACTACGATGTGGTTCCGCGTTTCTGGTTGCCAGCCGAGGACATCAAGCGCCGGTCCGAACGGGATCGCGTGCCGTACGACGTGTGGGCGAGGCAGGGACTGCTGACACTGACGCCAGGCAACGTGGTCGATTACGCGCACGTCCGTGCCGAAGTCAACGCGCTGGCCCGGCGGTACGTCGTTGGCGGGATCAGTTACGACCGATGGGCGGCTACGCAACTCGTGCAGGAGTTGATGGCGGATGGCATTGACATGGCACCGATGAGCCAAGGCATGGCCTCGATGGCAGCGCCGACATCCGCGTTGCTCGGGTTGACATTGGGGCGCAAACTGAGGCACGCGAACCATCCGATCCTACGCTGGCAGGCGGACAATCTGGTCGTGATCAGCGACGCTGCGGGCAACGTGCGACCGGCAAAACACAAGGCGCGACAGCGCATTGACGGCATTGTGGCGCTGATCATGGGCATCGACCGGGCGTCACGGAACGCAGGCGCGGGCGCATCGGTCTACGAGGAGCGGGGAATGCTGGTCCTATGAGCGACGAGGTTGGCGCAATCATGATCGACGCGGTCGGCATCATTGGCGTGATACTGTTAGTCACCGGCGTCGGCATGTGGTCGATACCGGCTGCGCTAGTGATCCTCGGCCTTATCGGTATCCTGCTGTGGATCGGCGCGTTGGGCGCGTCACGGAGGCAACAGCGATGAGCGTGATCGGACGCGCCCTATTCGGCAGCGGTGAAAACCGCAACTACTGGTGGCCGCACCTGGCGCAGGCGATGGCCGGGAACGCGAACACGACGGGACGTCCGGTGACCCCGGCGACTGCGGTCGGGTCGACTGCCGTCTGGGCAGCGGTCCGGATCATCAGCGAATCCATCGCGACCCTGCCGTTGCGCGTGTACGAGCGTCGGAACGGCGGGCGCGTCATCGCGACCGAACATCCGCTGTATCCGATCTTGCACGACCGGCCAAACCCGAGGCAAACCGCGGTGGAGTACCGCGAACAGCAACTCGCCAGCCTGCTCCTGTGGGGCAACGCGTATACGTGGATCGACCGATACCCGTCGGGCCGACCCCGGTATCTGTGGCCGATTCGGCCGGACCGCGTGACTGCGCGCATTGATGTCGCAACCGAAAACGATCCTGTTCCTAGCCTCGTGTACGTCGTGTCGACGCATGATGGCGGACAGCGCGTCTATTCCGCGGATGAAATCCTGCACGTTCGTGGCCTGTCGTCCGATGGCCTGATGGGCCTGTCCCCGATAGCGGTACACCGTGACGCGGTCGGGTTGGAACAGGCCGAGCGCGAGTTTGCCGGACGGTTCTTTGGCAACAACGGCCGTCCTGGCGGCGTGCTGAAAGTCGCCGGGCGCTTGTCCAACGACGCAGCCGTCCGGTTGAAACAATCGTGGGAAACCGCGCACCGGGGACTGGAAAACGCACACCGCGTCGCGGTGCTTGAAGAGGGCATCGAGTGGCAGTCGATGGGAATGCCTCTGCAGGATGCGCAGTTTGTCGAACAGCGCCGCTTCTCCATTGAGGAGATTGCGCGCATCTTCCGCGTGCCCCTGCATCTGATGGGCGATCTTCAGCGCGCGACGTATTCCAACATCGAACACCAAAGCATTGAGTTCGTTGTCCACACGATCCGGCCGTGGTGCGTGCGACTGGAACAGGCGTACGCGACCCTGCTCTATCCCTCCGAGCGTCAGGCACTGTATGTGGAACATTCAGTCGACGCGCTCCTGCGGGGCGATATCAAGTCGCGCTACGATGCGTACGCGGTTGCGCGTCAGTGGGGCTGGTTGTCAGTGAACGAGATCCGTGCGCTTGAGAACCTCAACAGCGTCGGCGTCGACGGTGATAGCCTGATCCAGCCGCTCAACTTCGGGCCGATGGCCGGACCCGTGCCATTGCCGAACGCACCGGCGGTGCGCGCGCTCGTCGAAGAGATCACGCACCGCAACGCGTTGCCGGACGATGCATCCGCGGGCATCGAGATGCGCGCGCTCGGTGCGCCTGGGTGGATGCGCCGGAACGCACGCCGGGGTCTTGCATGGCATGAACAGGGATTGTCCGGCGACGGCATCGTGGCACGCACCGTGCGCGAAGCGCGCGAGATGGCAGCGGGCACCGTGAGCGAGGACAAGGCGCGTCGCATGGCGGCGTGGTTTGCGAGGCACATGGTCGACTTGCAATCACCGGACGCGGACCCGCAATCGGACAACTACCCGTCACCGGGTGTTGTGGCGCATGCATTGTGGGGCGGTGGCACACGCCCTGAATCCGAGCGCGCGATGCGGTGGGCGAAGGCGCGCGTGGCTGAACTTGACGGCGCGGATGCGCCAATGACCGAAGGCCGGACATTGTCCGGCGATCACGAGGACGACGTCACCGCGCTTGTCGGGATGGCGATGCGGTCCCTCGATGTCCCCGGTATCGCGTCGGCGATCCGGGAGAGTCTCGGAGCGGAAAAGTGAGCGAAGGCACTACGCGCGGTGAGGCAGCCGCGCACATCCTGGCACGCGAGATGGGGCGTCGTACCCGTGCGATCCACACGCGCATCGACGATGTGGAAAAGGCACGGCGCGAGGCACTGGACGAATTGCGCGCCAGACACGTTGCAACCGACGGCGTGGACGAGCGTCAGGATGGCCTGATTGACGGCCTGCGCGCCGACCTCGGAAGCGTCCAGCAGGTCGCGTCGGCGATTGATCAGGCGCATGGCGAAACACGCGAACTGACCGCGGCACAGGCGCAAGAACTCGTGCGCATTGCGCAACGGTTGACGGCCAACGAGGCGACAGACGCGCGACAGGATGGCGTGATCACTGAGGTGGTCGACCGCGTTGACGTGCTGGAATCGACCGCGCCGGTGCCGGGACCGAAGGGCGAAAAAGGCGATCGCGGACCGAGCGGGCCGCGTGGTGCCATGGGTCCACCGGGCGTGCCTGGTGCGGTCGGATCAGGCACGGGCGGTGGCGGAGCCGGAACTATCAACAGCGTTTCCGTTTCATCCGGCCTGTCAATCACGGGCACCTCTGATCTCACAATCACCAATACCGGCGTGCGCTCCTTGGCCGGGTCCGGCATCAGCGTGTCGTCAGCCACCGGCGCAGTGACGATTACCGCTCCGAGCGTCACGGCTGGCACCGGAATCACGGTTGCCGGGTCGGGCACCACGGCGCTCACCGTATCCGCGACCGGCGTCAACAGCGTGAGCGCAGGCACCGGCATCAGCGTGTCAGGCACCACGGCGCTCACCGTCAGTGCGACGGGCGTGAACAGCATCGTGGCTGGCACGGCGATCTCGGTCAGTGGCACCACGACGATGACGGTCAACAACACGGGCGTCACCGCGCTGGCAGGCACCGGGATAAGCGTCAGCGCAGCCACAGGCAGCGTGACGGTCACGCCGACGTATGCAGCGCCGACCGCGCTCACCATTGGCGGTACCGTCGTCACCGGCGCAGCCGCGTCCGTCGCCAACTCAGCGCACGTCCATGCCATGCCTGGATCAGCCATCGCAGGCGCATCGGCAGTCGGCGACACGGCGGCGACGGGCACCGCAACCACCGTCGCGCTGTCCGATCATCGGCATAGTCGCGAGGCGTTCGGCATACCGGGCGCGGTGACGGGCGGTGCCACGGCTGCATCAGGGAGCGCAAGCACCCTTGCCCGTTCAGATCACGTCCACTCAACGGCGAGCATGCCGGTGCTTCTCGCGTCAACCACGTTGGGGAGTGCAACTAATACCGTTACATTTTCTTCAATTCCGCAAACATACACAACCCTATACATCACTGGATCTTGCAGCAGTCTGGTGGCAGGATTAGATGATTATGTGTATGTAAGATACAATGGAGTATCGACATCATCGTATAATTACCATTTTTTTGGATCATATAATGTCGGTGTCGCAAATACCGCATGGATTAATGATACTTTTATATATATAGCATATGCGCCCGGAACTATGGGTTCTGGAGCGACACTTAACGCAATAACGTCTCGGTCTCCAATATCAGTATATATATATAACTACACAAGCACACAGACCCATTGGTCACATGCCGACTTTATTGGATCAAGAGTAAGTACTCCTGTTGGCAGTGCTATTAGTTCGTCTCGTATATACGGGTATGATACTCTTGGAGCAGCAATTACCTCTCTGTCTATAACAAGTCAGATCGCTAATATGACCATTGGCTCAACATTTCGACTCTACGGAATGCCCTAATGAATGAACCACCCATCGCCATCGAACTGAACTGTGAAACCGGCGTGGAGACCGTCCGACCGTTGACGGCGGAGGAGATCACGCAACGGGATGCGGACATGACCCGTGCCGAGGCCGAACGCGCCGAGAAGGATGCCAAGGAGGCGTTGGAACTGGCCGAACGGACCGCGCTTGCAACGTGGATCGCGGGACAGTCCACCCTGCCCGAGGCGGCCCGGAACGCATTGGCAAGGGCGACTGGGGTGACGTTGCCTGTTGCGGAATGACGTCAAACCCTGTAAAGTGGCAATGACCCCTACCGCGCCGGTCGCGCGACCAACAGGAGACACGATGGTCGCAATCGAGGAAAAGCGCGCATCCGCCCCTGATCGGCTGGAACTGCGGGGCGCGCGCGTCGAACTCCGTGGCGCTGATGATCCTGCAACGGGATTGCGCCTGGAGGGCTACGCCGCACTGTTTGACGTACCGTCACAGGCGCTGCAGTCCGAAGAGGATGACAGCCGCAACGGTGGCTACGGGATGCAATTCACCGAGATCATCCGCCGTGGCGCGTTCACGCGCGCACTGGCAGCCTCTCAGGACGTTCGCTGCCTCTGGAACCACGAGGCCGAGGCACCACTCGGTCGCACCGCTTCGGGCACCTTGACGCTGCGCGAAGACGAGACCGGCCTCTACTTCTCGTGCCTGTTACCGGACACGAGCCTGGGCCGCGACGTCGTGGAATTGGTCCGGCGCGGGGACGTCAATCAAGCGTCGTTCGCATTCCGGGCAGTCACGGACCGCTGGTCCGGATCGGGATCGACGGGGTACGTCCGCGAGTTGCTTGATTGCGACTTGTTTGACGTTTCGGCGGTGACGTACCCGGCATACCAGCAAACCTCGGTGGCGGTCCGGTCCGTCCGGGTGCCAGCAATCCTGACCAATCCGCGGTCAACCACACTGACGCTTGCCCGTGCGCGGGTACGCGTCACCAGCCTCTAGGAGCAGCACAATGGCGTCGAACCTTACTGAACTCCGCGACAGTCGTAATCGGCTGGCGCTGGAAATGCGCGCAATCGTCGAGGACCAGGCGAACTGGGACGGACAGGCCGAAACCCGTTTCGAGGCACTGGACAAGGACTTGTCCGCACTTGACCGGCGCATCGACGCGCTTGGCAAGGCACAGCGTCTTGCAGCCGAGGAAACCGCGCTGCGCGGTTCCGTTGTTGAGACCGAAGAGCGCAAGGCGTCAACCGGCGCGGGCCTGTCAATCGAGGCGCAGAAGCGCGCGTTCAACGCGTGGCTGCGCGGAACTGACGAGAATCTCGATCCTGAACTCCGCGCCTACAACCGTCAGCGTCTGGCCGAGGGTCGCGCACAGTCCGTCGGAACTACGACCGCCGGTGGGTATCTCGTGAATTACGAGTTCGGGTCCGGCATCGAGGCCGCCCGTCGCGCGTTCGGCGGGATGCTTTCGGTGTCAACCGTCTACCCGACACAGTCCGGCGCGGACCTTCTCCTGCCGACGGTTGACGAGACCGGCGTCAGCGGTTCCATCCTCTCCGAGAACAGCGCGATTTCCGAAAGCGCGATGACGTTTGGTCAGTTGACGGTTTCAAGTTACATGTACACCTCGGGACTGGTCCTGGTGTCCAATCAGTTGCTTCAGGACAGCGAGTTTCCTCTTGACCAGTTCATCGCCAACGCGCTCGGCGAGCGTCTCGGACGCGCGCAGAACGCGCACTGGACGACGGGTACCGGATCAAGTCAGCCGTACGGCGTCATCGTCGGGGCTGCTACCGGCAAGACCGGGGCCGCAGGCCAGACCACGACCGTGCTGTATGCCGACCTCGTGGACCTCGTCTATTCGGTCGACTCGGCGTATCGCCAGAACGCCAGGTGGATGATGAAGGACGCAACCGTCGCCATCGTGCGCAAACTCGTTGACGGGCAGTCCCGGCCACTTTGGGAACCAGCCGTGCAGATGGGCCAGCCGGACATGCTGATGGGCTACCCAATTGTCGTCAACAACGACGTCGCAACCGCAGCCGCGTCGGCGAAGTCAATCGCGTTTGGTGATTTTTCCAAGTATGTAATTCGTGACGTCACCGGCGTGCAACTCGTTCGCATGACCGAGCGTTATGCAGATGCACTTCAGACAGGCTATTACGCCTTCCAGAGGACGGGCGGGCGATTGGTGGCTGCAAACACGACCACCTACAACCCTGTCAAGTTGTACGTTCATCCGGCCTCCTAAGGACTGACATGCCAGCGCCGACGGACATCTACTGCACCGAGGACGACGTCAAGACCGAACTTGGGATCACCGACTCGGTCGATGACGACCGCATCACGCGGATCGTCCACGCTGTGTCCAGGCAGATTGATGATTATGTCGGTGCGGACATCCAGCCTCTCGGCCAAACGCGCTACTACCGGGCGACTGGGCCGTGGACGGTCAATACCGATCCGTTCACGACCCTGACCTCGGTGGCATATGACAGCGCGGGCGACTGGTCAACATACACGGTAATAAGCACCGGCTACGCGTCGCCGTTCAACGCAGCCAATAAGGGCAAGGCGTATACGCAGGTGATTCTGTCGCCATTGTCATCGAACCTCTTTCCGATGCACGAACGTGGCGTACGGGTTATTGCCACGTTCGGGTACGGCGCAACCGCACCGCTTGTGGTCAAAGAGGCTTGCATCATGCAATCCTCGCTCGTGTATCGCCAGCAAGTCAGCGGTGGCGCGCCGATCACCGGGGGCGCGGAGTTTAGCGGACCGATCATCCAGGCGGGCCTGCATCCGATGGTCCGCCGAATGCTTGAACCGTACCGCCACGGTGGCGGACTGGGTGCGGCCTGATGGCATCGCGTGGTCGCAACACGATCCGCGTCGATATCACGGGACTCCGGGGCATCTCGAAGGCGCTCGGGGGCGACGCGGTTTACCGCGATGCGATGCGTCGCGTCATCCAGTCGGCGACAGCGCAAGGCGCAAAGCGCATCACGGCGTTCGTGCCGGAGCGGTCCGGCGCGTTGTTATCCGCAGTGAAGCAGCGCTACTTTGACGTCAAGGGCAATTCCAAGCCGCAGATGGGTAGCGTTTCGGCCGGTGCGGGGATTAGCCCTGACGGGTTCCGGTATGGGTGGGCGCTGAATTACGCGAAGAAGATCAAGGGGCGCAGCGCGTCCGGATATCACTATAGTGCCGACGGCGTCGGTACTTCGGCGTCACGCGCCGGACAGTCGACGCTTGGATGGATATCCAAGGCGATTCCGACCATGAAGGCGGTCATCCGGCGAAGTGTCGCCAAGGAAACCAAGGCGGTCGAGGCAAAGTTTGCGCAGATCGCAAGGTCGCTGCCATGACGGTCGTGGATGCCCTGACGCAACTCGGAACCGTGGCGCAGGCTGCAACCGTGGCACTCGGCGTCCGGGCGAACCTGATATTCAGCCAACCGCCGGAACAACTCGCGGCGTTGCCGGCCGTGGTTCATCACTGGTCGTCTTCAACGTTTGATCAATACCCGTTCGGACAGGTGCCGACGGGGTTCCAATTCGAGCAGGCGACCATCACGGTGATGTATTTGACGAACCTGCCGACGATGGCACGCGCGCATCCTGCCGTCCTGGCATTCGTGGACGCGTATCGGGCGCTGATCGCAGCCAATCAGGATCTGGCGAACACCGTGCGTCAGGTCCGGCTGACACGTGCCACAATCGGTATGGTTGAATACAACGGGAACGAGTTCATGGGCGCGGATCTGACGCTCGAATGCGATCTGTACCACGCGACAACGTGGGTGGAGGCTTGACAATGGCCGTGAAATTGCAACCGCCCGCGGAGTCGGACGTGACGCGTGTGTCGATGGGACCACGCGCCTACGAGCCGAAGGGTGGCGCGTGGAACATTGACGAAATCGACGCCGACGATCTGCGTCGTGCCGGATGGCAGGACGTGCCATCGACGGACGCATCGTCAACCAACACGGTCGTGACGCCGACCCCGGAGGCAACCGATGCCAATCCTTAGCACAACGAAAGTCCAGTTCGGCAAGGAGTCGACGTGGGGAACCGCGGTCCCAGCGACCAAGGTTCTGCCGGTCACATCCGACCCGACGTACGCGAACGAGTACGCTGCGGTTCGTGACAGCGCCCGTCGTGGCATCGCTGCGATGGATTTTGCGCTCCTGCAAGGTGGCGGAAGCGCGAGCCTCTCACTTGAGGGTCCGTTATTGCCGGACATTGCGGGAAATCTTCTGGCGGGCATCATGGGCACCGTTTCGACGGGCACCGCCGTGTCGGGTGTGTACCCGCACACGATCACGCTCGGATCGGCCGTGCCGTCATTCACGGTTGAGGACGCCAATCCCATCGCGTACCGCGAATATGCTGGGGCGAAGGTCTCTGAACTGCGGTTGGCGTTCACCGCAGCCGATGGCCTGCTTACGCACTCGACCTCGATGGTTTCGGTCACTGGTGTATCGGGCGGAACCGCAACGGCGTCGCTGACCGCGGAAACCAACAAGCCCTGGATCGGCATTGACACGACCGTGTCGATTGGCGGGAGCGCGCAGAACCGCGTCACGTCGTTTGAACTTACCCTCGCGCGCGGTCAGGAACTGGTTCACACGACCGGAAGCCGTGACCCGTCGCGCATTGACGAGCAGCCACTTGAGGCGACGTTCTCGATCAGTCTGGACACGGGCACATCGTCCGTGGACGATCTGGCTAAATACATGGGAACATCCGGTGCGTTCAACGAGTCCGCCATCGTCCTGACTTGGACGTACGGCGCGACGACGACGCTGCGATCCCTCGTGTTCACCGCGACCCAAGCGTCATTCGGCGATGGTCCGGCGACGCGCGACCTTGGGGGAGGCCTGTACCAGATCACGTTGTCCGGCCGATGCCTTCACAACACGACCGATGGCGGGCCGTGCAAGTTTGTCCTGAATAACACGCAGACTGCATATTAAGGGGAAGCAATGGGATACGCGAAACCACTTCGCACCGTGAGGCTGGCACTCGATGCATCCGGGGAACCGGGGCACTGGGTCGACGTCGAACATCCCGAGGCGATGCGGTGGACGACGAAGGCACGGATGATCCGCGCATCGTCCATCGAGGATGAGTTCCTGCGGTCATTGGCGCAGGTGGCGTCAATGATCACGGGATGGTCACTGACGGACGTCGATACCGGCGAGGAATTGCCAGTGCCGGTGACGACGGAAACTCTGGACCGGCTACCGGCGCACGTCGTCGAGGCGATCCTGACCTTGGTCGGGGAACTGGTGACGGTCCCAAAAGTGAGCGGGAGCGACTCTGGCACTGGGTAGAGGGGCGGGCCGAGGGCCCGGCGTGGACGTCCGATGTGCTTCTGATGAGGCGCTACGGGTGGACGCCGGAACAACTCGTCCGGCTTGAACCGCTCTGGCGCACACGGTTGCTCCTGGTTGAAAGTTACGAGGCGCAGGTCCGGCAAGAGCGTGACCGCAAGGCACGGGCGAACCGGAAGAGGTAACCATGGCGAACGTCGCGAACCTGCGCATCAATGCCGTCGTCAATGATCAGGCGACCCCGGCGCTCAAGCGCATCAACGGGGCACTGAACGGACTGAACTCCGGGATGTCCGGTACGTCCGGTGGCGCGCTCGGCGCAGCGCGGGCATTGACGTCGGTCGGTGGCGGTGCCAACATGGCGGCCATCGGGATCGGCGTTGCGGTCGCAGCCACGGCAGCGCTGGTGGCAGGCACCATCGCCGTCGTCAAGGCGAGTGTGGCTGCAGCGTCCGAAGTCGAGGGATACCGGAATACGCTGTTACGTTTGACCGGCGACGCCGCAAAGGCCGACGCGACCTTCAAGAAATTGCAGGAGTTTGCGGACTGGTCGCCATTTGACGACGCGGCGGTGATGCAATCCGCGCAGCGGCTACTGGGCGCAGGCGTCGCAGCCGAGGATCTGACGCGCGTCATGACGGGACTTTCCGACATCAGCGGCGACAGCGCCGAAACGTTTGGGCGCGCGTCACTTGCGTTCTCGCAAATGCTGCTGAAAGGCAAGGTCAGCCAGGAGGAACTGAACCAGTTTGCGGAAGCGGGCATACCGGCGCAAAAGATGCTGGCCGACGCGATGGGCGTATCGACATCCGCGCTTGGCGAAATGGCATCGAAGGGGCAATTGGTCTCGAAGAAGGTTCTGCCGCTGCTCATTGACCAGATCGAAAAGCAGTTCGGCGGGTCAACCGAGCGCGCTTCGCAGTCGGTCAAGGGACTGTCGTCCACGATGGACGCGAAACTGACGCGCAGTCTGGCGACGCTCGGCAAGGCGCTCGAACCGCTGACCAAGCAGTACCTGCGGGGCATGATTGACCTCTTGGCGGACCTTGACGCGGGCATTGGCGCGATCACCGCGTCGCAGGAGTTCCAGGACTTCCTTGCAGCCGCCGGAGAGGCGTTCAAGGCGGTCTTAGAAGTCATCCGGCCGGTGATGACGATCCTGTTTGACATGGGTCGTGCGGTCCTACCGTTCCTGACGATTGCGCTGAAGGCGTTTACGCTCGTCATGCGTGTGTTGGGCGCGGGGCTGCAATTCGTGGCACGTTTGCTGAAGCCGGTGTGGGATTACCTGCGTGCCCTTGGCAACGCGCTGAAGGCTGGCATCGACTGGGTCATGGCATGGGGCGCGCGGATTGGCGAATGGCCGAAGATCTTCGCCGAGGCACGCGACTGGATTGTCGAACTGCTCGGGTGGATCGCCAAACTTGTGACCAATCCCGTTGCAACCATCAAGGTTCTGTGGGACGTGGCGGTCCTGAAACTGCCGACATTCTCGGACATCAATATCAAGGTGCTATGGAACATTGCCGAGTTCGTCGTGCCTGGTCTCAAAGGCATGGAAATTCTCGTCAATCTCGCACTGAGCGGGTATGACGAGGTCCGCAACAAACTCGACACGTTGATGGGTCGGGATGTCGCCATCAAGGTGACGGCCGACACTGGCGACGCAGTCGCGTCGATGGATGACATCAAGGAGCGCACGACGAGCCTGCGCGAACCCGCAGAGCCGTGGACGGTTACCGTCAGGGGTATCGTGACCGATGCGCTGGACAAACTTGCAGATCTCAGGACGCGCATCATTGAGATCGTGACACCGGACGCGCCTTGGCAATTCGAGGTCTCCGGCATAGTCACGCAGGCGCTTGACGCGGTGGCGAAATTGATGTACGGCCTGTCCTTGATTCCCACGTTGATCATCATCGCGTTCGGGATCGACTTTGGGGGCGTGGAGTCAGGCATCCGGTCGATCATCGACGCGCTCGCATCAATTCCGCGGATGATCACGACGGTGCACCGCACCATTGAGGCGGACAACGCGGTCACCGACTCGACGGGTCCGAATGCACAGGGACTGAGTGTTCCGCCGGTGGCGCAAGGCGTCGGCGGGGAAACCTCAAGCGCGACGTTGACGGCAGCCGCGCTCGTGGTTGCGGGGATTGCAGCGACCATCGTGCAGGCCGTTGCTGGTGGCCGACGGGGGTTCGCGTGCTTCACGGCGGACACGCGGGTGTGGACAGCAAACGGTCTGATGAGGATCGCGGAGATCGTGACTGGCGACATCGTCGAGGTGTACGACCTGGAAACCGGGACCGTTGTCATGTCGACCGTCGCGGACACGCTCGTGCACGCAGATCATCCGGTGTGGCACCTGCGCATTTACGGTGACGTGGTCAGCACCACGGCGGAACATCCGTTCCTGACGCCGGACGGATGGCGACGCGCTGACGAATTACGGGCAGGGTCGGTGGTCATGACTGCAACCGGGCGGGAGATTGTCGAGGAATCGCACGATGCTGGACGGGTCGCGACGGTCCACAACATCCACGTCGATCATCCATCGCACACCTACCTCGTGGGAACCGCGCGATGGGTCGTGCACAACTTCAAGACCGTCGGCGCGCGTGGTGCCATCGTGACGCAACCGACGATGGCGATGATCGGCGAGGCTGGACCCGAGGCACTTGTGCCACTTGACACGATGCCTGGCGCGTCACCGCTTGGATCGTTCGGTGCCGGAGGCATTGATACCGTGATCATCAACGTAAGCGGGTTTGCCGACGGCGCAACCGCCGGACGCGCAGCCGCCGACGCGTTCAGACGTCAACTCGGACTGCAACGGCGACTGCCGTTCGGGACCGCCTGACGTGCCACTCTCGGTGACCCTGACAATCGGTGGTACCGCGTATGAGGCGTACACGCGCATCGAAAGCATCGCGGTGCGTTCATCGTTGCGGGATCGCGCCGGGACGCTGTCGTTCGAGGTCGTGGTGCCGTTCTCGGGGACGACCCCGGCGGTGGCAATTCCGCGTGCCGGACGCGAAGTGATCCTGACCGTGGATGGGACGAAGGAATTCGCAGGCGTGACGCAGCGCGTGTCGGAATCATCCGGTGGGACATCATCGTACATGTACGCGGTCGATTGCAGCGATTACACGCGATGGTTTGACCGTTACCTTGTTCAGGGCGTGAAGATCCCGGCCGGTGACGACGAGGCGACGACCGATCTTGCGGGAAACATCGTCAAGGCGATCATCACCGGGACGTGCAATCAGGGTGCGATCACGTGGGGGCAGTCGCTGATCGCAGACGGCAATGTGATCCCGCAACAGGTGTACGACTTCGAGGCGCCATCAAGCGCGATTGACCGCATCGCGAAAATCGTCGGGTACAAGTGGTACGTCGATTACGACCGCAACGTCGTCTTCCAGCCGTTGACCGGGGCTGCATCCGCAGCGCCGGTTGCGAGCCTGACGTGGGAAACGCAGACGACCATTGGCGACCTCGTCCTTGAGGAAGTCGGCGACCAGATCACGAACGTCGTGTTCATCAAGGACGCGAAGTCGGTGGCGACGGACGATGACGGCGCACCACTATCGTTCGCGCAACCATTGGCGACAGCCGACGGGTATGCGTCGTTCTTCCCGCTGGGATATGAGCCAGCAACGTACAACGGGACGACGGTGACCGTGACGCCACTGATTGGTCCACCGACGCTGTATACGACAACCAACGGCGGACTATTGCGGGAGAACATTGACGGGAAACCCGGTGACGGCAACACGCGAGACAAGGCACTTCTGTGCCTGCCGAACTGGGGCGTCCGCTTTGAGACCGTGCCTCCTGCGGGGGCGACGGTTGCGGTGACATACCCGTACCTCGACATTGAGCCCAAGGTGAACCGCGTCGTTGATGGCGCATCAATCACCGAGGTGCTGACCCGTGAAGGGTCGTCCGTTTCGACGGGCGTCTACGAGGATGTGTTCAGCGCGTCCGAACTCGTGAACGTGTCGCAGGACGCGATCAAGGCGCGGGCGCAACTCTACCTGGCGACCCGTGCACACAAATGGGTCGGGACCGCACGCGTGTTCGGGTCCGGCTGGCGTGACGGTCAGGTATTCCGGTTCACGTCGGACCGACGGTTCGGGGGCGCATTCGCGTTCGGCGTCGACCTGTACGTGACTGACGTCCAGAAGCGGTTTGCCACGCCGGACCAGTGGCAGGTCGACCTGACGCTGTCAACCGATATATATGGAGAGTTGTAGCAATGGCTGCTGAGGACATCACGCGCGTCATGGCGCGCATCATTGACGGGTTGCGTCCTGCATCCTCGGACGTCCGGGGGCGACCGTTGCAACAATTCATCGCGGCGGATCAGATCGTTTATATGCGCTCGGAGGCGGTCACCGTGACTGTCGAGGCGCCTACCACGCCGAAGTACGATGTGACGAAATATGGACGCGGTATATACCAATAACAGCATCGGCGTGCGTGGGTACGTCACCGTCCGGGTCGACGATGTCGTGGTTGCCGAGGGGCCAAACCTCGTGGTAACCGCGGGCCTGAACCAACTCGCATCCGCGCTGATCGGTGCCGATACGTTCAGCGCCACGTCGTGGTACCTCGAACTCGGGACGGGGACGACGGCCGTTAACGCGGGTGACACCGCGCTCGTGACCCCGGATACCGCCACGTGGCGAAACGCATCGGTTGCCGAAGTCAGTTCGGCGACGGCGACGCTGGAGGCGTTCTATCCGACGTCTGTCGCAAACGGGTCGTGGACGGAACTCGGACTGTTTACCGGGGCAACTGCTACGGCGGGTTCCGGGACGCTGTTTGCGCGCATCCTGACGTCCTGGTCTAAGACGTCTAGCCAGACCGCCACGGTATCGTGGACGGTTACACTGTCAACAACGTAGGAGCACGATCATGGCCTGGGGCACAATGCGGACGGTCGTCGGTGGCACCGACACGATCCTTGCTTCTGATCACAATACCGTCAAAGGCAATATCCTCGTGATATCGCCGGACGGCGTGGTGCACACGTTCGTGCAGCAATCGTCCAGTCCGAGTGCACCAGGGGCCGGACTGACGGCGGTGTACGCGAAGACGGATGGAGCGTTGTATTACCGGGCTGGCGCTGCCGGCGCGGAACAATCAATCGGCGGGGGCGGGTTCCAAAAGTCGTTTTTGTTGGGAGGCATGTAATGCCGGAAACCGTAAAAGCACTCGGGTTCGTGCGACCCGGCATCGTTGCAGGGAGTTTGACCGCGACGGTATCGAACCTGACGGTGAACGTCACCGCATTGACGGGCACGCTGGCAACCGGGCAGCAACTGTCCGCGACTGGCCTGGCACCGGGGTTGCAAATCATCGCGCTCGGAACCTCGACGGGCGGGACCGGGACTGCGTTTGCAACCTATCAGGATGCCGTCGTGATGACGGCTGCAATCGCGACAACGGTGCTGACCGTCAGCGCGGTAGCCTCCGGAACGCTTGCGGTCGGGCAGACCGTGGACGGGACCGGCGTGACGGCCGGGACGTACATCACCGCGCTCGGAACCGGGACCGGAGGCACGGGCACGTACACGCTGTCCGCGTCGCAGACGGTGACCTCGACGACCCTGTACGCCGGCCAGTCGACGAACGCCGTGGTAACCGGGTCCATTGCGACGACGACCCTGACGGTGACCGCGGTCACGTCTGGCAGGCTGCGCGTCGGGCAGACCGTGGGCGGGACCGGCGTGACGGGCGGAACCACGATCACCGCGCTCGGGACTGGCAAAGGCGGGACGGGAACGTACACCGTGTCCGCGTCGCAGACCGTGACTTCCACCACGATCACGGGCACGTTCGCGAGCGCGACGATCACCGCGAACCCGGCCAGTGCGACGGTGTACGACAACGGGGCGACTGCCTCGACGATGACGGTGCTATCCAATCTCAGCATCGCGAACAATGGCGCATCCTCGGCGACGTACCGCATATCGAAGTCCAAGCGCGACGCCTACCACGGGGACTGGACAATCACCGGGGACGCAACGATAGCGGCGAACGACAGCGTGCTACTGAGTGCCGGTCACGTTCTTGATACGACCTGGCGGTACCTTGTGGCATCCGCGACCTCGCCGGATGTTGTGATCAGTGCCGATGGGGTGCAGGTGTCATGATGATCGACATCACCGCGTACGGGTTGACCGGGCCGTGAGTGTAAGCAACGCTGGCGGTTCCAATATTACCGGGGCAAAGTGGCGCAGCCTCGTGCGTTCAAATACGGCGGCGGGTGGTGCAGGAGGCGCATTGACTATAACCACCACTGGCAGTCCCGCAACGGGAACCCTGACGTATCAGGGTCGCGTATATGACACGTATACGTGGAGTTCCGGTACCGGGTCGGTGTACGCAAGCCGGAATGTGACGGCGCAAGTTTTGGTGGTTGCGGGCGGCGCGTCAGGCGGATCGTATATTGCCGGTGGTGGTGGCGGTGGCGGAGTCATTGCAGTCACTTACACGTTAGGCACCACATCCGAACCTGTCGTCATCGGGGCGGGAGGCTCGTCGGTTACTGCGAGTCCCGGCAACTCTCTCGCCGGAAACATTGGCAGCGATAGCCAGTTTGGGCCGTTCCTTGCCAAGGGTGGCGGAGGCGGTGGATGTAGCTCAGCTCCAACAAGAGCGGCCTTGGCGGGTGGGTCTGGTGGCGGAGGGGTGCCAGGATCGACAGCCGGTGGGGCAGCGTCGTATGGGTCGCAGGGGTTCGCTGGCGGTGCGGGCAATGCGACCTATGGCGGTGCGGGTGCCGGAGGCGGTGGGTACGGTGCAGTCGGCACTGCGGTGTTGTCAAGCACGACGGGCTGTACGGGCGGGACGGGCAAGGCGTGGGCGGTAAACGGAACTGTGTACGCGGGTGGAGGCGGTGGGTGCTATTACACGACAGGCACAGTGATAGCGGGTCCATCCGGTGGCAGTGGCGGTGGAGGTACCGGGGCATGTGCGTTTGATTTGCCATCACTCGGCGAAACCGTCGCAACTGCCGGGACTAACGGTTTGGGCGGTGGAGGTGGCGGGTCATCCTGCGTCAATGGGTACACCGCATCCGGCAAGGGCGGCGACGGCATCGTGGTACTCGCCATCGCGAGGGGAGACTGATGGCATATTACGCGCGTGTTGATCAGGGTATGGTGCAACAGGTCGTCGTCCTCGGCGAAGAAGACGAAACGCAAGGCGCAACGTACCTGACTGCAATGCTTGGAGGCGAGTGGGTCAGGACGTTTGAGGATAACGGGATGCGCGGTGTGTTTGCCGCACCGGGATACCGCTACGATGCCTCTCGGGATGTCTTTGCGCCATCGCATTGGGTCTTGACAGACGATATATGGGCACCGCCACCACCGCCGCCAGGGTGGTCCCTGATCGACGGTGTGTGGACAGCACCGCCGGTGGAACCATTGCCGTGATCCGCATCTGCATCGGCGCGATCCTCATGTGGATCGTCATCGCGATGATCGGGCACACGATTGAGGCTGGGCGGAATGGCAACCATCGCTAGTTTGTGGGCCAAGGCCGGGGGCAGCGAGGCCGGCCTGCATGAACTCATGGCGATTGCACGGCGCAACTGTCCGAACGGGCGCGCGTTCGCCACGTCCACGATGGCGGTGCAATCGTGCGGATGCCCGGTACACGCGTACGTGCGGTCGGAACCCGGCCTGTACCGGCTGGCACACACCGAGCGCAACCGTGACGCGTACGTATCGAACGAATGGGATCTCTGGTCCAGGGAGGATGACGAGCGTGTTTCCGCAGATTGACAGCACCGAGCACAATCCGACGATGGGCGGATGGGGGTACCTCGATGACAACGGGGCATCCTGCTTCCACCCAGGCATCGACTTCAATAGCGGCGGAGGTGGCAATGCCGACTGCGGTGCGCCGGTGGTGGCGATCACCGATCAGACGCTCATGGCGCACGTCGTCGACCTGACCGGCTTCGGACTGCATCAGTGGTGGCGTCTTGACGCCGGGCCGTATGCGGGCGCATACGTCCACTATTGCCATCTGAGTGACGCGACGTACACCGAGGTCGGGACCACGGCGAAACGGACGCAACCGATTGCAGCGGTCGGACGGTCCGGCGGCTGGGAGTACTGTCACCTGCACTTCGAGGTGTCCCGCGAGCAGCCGCCACATTGGCGGTATTGGCCGAAGGGGCAGGCACGCGAGGCGGTGGCAGCGCAATACTACGACCCGATCCTTGTCGCGCACGCGTACGATGCGTGGGCGGAGACGCACCAGGAGGACGCCGTGACACCGGAACTGAAAGCAATCGCAGACGCGCTGGCCGAGACTGGCTACCCGGCATCGGAAGTGCCGGATCTGTTGCGCGCCGTGAAGGCGTGGTCGGCGAACAGCGCCAGCCTTGCCGGATGGATCGAGGAGATCGGGGCACTTAAGGCACGGGTTGCCGAACTCGAAGCGGTAGCGCCACCAGCCGAGGCGTCCGCCGGTGTTGCCTGAAAAGCCGGTGTGGACGTTCCGCGAAGGCGTCGGTGGCGTCATCGCGATCCTCGTGATCGGTGCGATCTGTTGGAGCGCGCTGTGGGAACGCTCAGCCGCGGCGGAGACAGCGCTCGTGGGCGCCGCTGGCAGTGTGGCCGGCTGGTTGTTCCGTGGGTCCGGCCAACCGCCGGTGCCGAACGGCAACGGGTACCCGCCAGGGTCCGCGGGGTCCGGTGGTGGTGGCACAGCCACTTCCACTGCGTGATATGATCGCAATGCCGAGACCCGGAGTTAAGGCACTCGACGCGACCCCGTAGGTGCGTCGCGCGCTCATTTGGACTTCAACCACCCGGACGAGCGCAACCCGTATGCCCGCCCTGCACGGCAACCCACCGTGGGGCGGGCATACGTGTATATGGAGCACGCCGATGATGCGCACGCGCGATCTCGTACAGGATGCGCTGTGGATCGCGTTCACAGCGTCAATCGCGTGGACGCGCTCGGCCGGTCGTCACTGGCGACGCATCGTTGCTGTCACGACGATGGGGATCGCGATTGCGCGAGGCGTGATCTGGGTCGCGAAGTCGGTTGCAAGCGCGGGCAGTGTGGACGCGTTGCTGAACCTACTGGGCTTAGGCGAGTACGTGAGGCCGTTTGAGCAAGGCGTTGACAATGTCATCGGGACCGTGGTCGCCATCATCATGACCGTCACGCCGAACGGGTAACCGGCGTGTTTCCCCGCGCGCCGGTTGCGCGCAGCATCCGTCGCATTTCCCCCGTTGCGACGGGTGCAATCCGCCTGGTGCCCGTCGGTGCGAAACACCGGCGGGCATC